TGATATTCGGTTGACGATTTCTCGATTACGTGGTTCGTTATCAAAAACGTAAATATAATCGCTCCAATTAAACGACCTAATATCAACGTCGGACCCACACATAGCAACAGCATTTTGTACAAACGTGGAGTCGAAGGGTCCCTCAACGATGTAAATGGGTTTCGAAGTATCGATTTGGTCCAATCCATAAATCTTCGGTGCGTCATCAGAAAGCATCACAGTGATATATTTAACAGAGTTTGAACCCAATGCTCTTCCCTGAAATCCGATTAAGTTTGAATCAGTATCATACATTGGTATAATAATGCGACTTTCATCTCTACCAATAGTATCAAAAGTGTGTTTTTGAGTATTAGTCCATTCCTTAAATTTGTCAGCAAAGTAAAACTTTTCTGGATTTATTTTTCTTTTCTCCAAATATTCCCTTGCTATAGGTATTTCAGATGCCTTTGGTAAGTCTAACTTTTTCAGGTTTTTAGAATTTTCACGCTTTGTGAAAAAGTCTGGTTTCTGAAAATTAAATTTGGGTTCCTCAACCACAAAGTTTCTACCAGTATAACCTTCTTTAAACTTCTCCATTGTATATTGCTTATGAAGAACTGGATCTAACTCTTTAAGAAAGTTATTAAAGGATAAACTTGCTCCACAGTTATGGCACTTAAAGTTTGTATTATTCTTTACAGGATAGATATATCCTCTTGTCTTATTTTTGTTCTTCTGAGAGTCGCCACATAGTGGGCAGCGGAAGTTGTAGAGATCTGCCTTGACTCTCTTAAATTTTTGTAGTCGTGATGAAACAAGTCCAATATACTTGGAGTCAATTAAATCCATTACAAGGGAATGTATTACTTCGTGGTCTCTACTTTAACAGGTGCTTGGTCTGGTGTCAAGACATCCACCACCATATGAGACTGGGAAACTACGAAAGATAAAAGAATTGCTGCTCCTGCAATGATCCAACGGAATTTAGCAAGTTCTTCTACTTTGGTTTCTAATGATTGAATTTTTTCAGATACTTTCTTGTGTTGCTCTTTATTTTCTTCCTTCATATCATGAATCATATTCGATATCATTTCATCAGTCTTACCACAATTCTCAATCTTCTCTTCATGGACTGCCAACATCTTACTAATGTTTTGACTAGTCTTACCCATTAGTTGAATTGCTTCATCAATTCTTCTCATCATCATCTCATATGATGAGAGTCTTTCCTCTAAAACGGCAATTTTCGTGTCGGATGAAGTATTTTGATTAAACATTATTGTGGATGAATGAGATTTGCTCATAACAAATCTATTAATATTTATTTTTATTATTTTTTCTTATTTTTTCTTATTTTTTATTAATGCCGATTTATAAGGCGGAGGTAGTCTTCTTGCAATTCTACTTCTACCATCAAATAATGGTTTATCATAACCTGCGGTTGGTCCAGGATCAAACCCTTGAGCACTGCCACCAAAACCTGCCTTTCCAGCACTAGTTGCAGTTGTCATTATCATTTCTTCGCGTATATTTCTAACAATAAAAATAAGTTTATCTATTTTGTCCATTAAATTGCTTGCAGTAATGAAAGACAGACTTGATCTTCTTGAATTGCATTAATAAATGTTTTTGGATATTCTGGTAACCTATTCAAAAAAATCAGAAAACTTTTAATAATAGGCCAATGAAATTGATCTAAATTATAAAAAAGCATAGGAACAGCTGCATCGTTAAAAACATTAAACAGAATTATAAGATGATTTAAAATTAAATGCACTTTTAAATCATCAATATTTTTTGTATTTTTATATCTATTTAAAAGTCTTTTTATATATTTAAATCTTTTCAAGTCATTCTCAAAATCTTCTTTCGTTAATGATTGAGGATTATCGTAATATTTTATGGCAAATAATAAGTAATTATCTTTATTCAGTTCTTCAAATCTCATATATTAACTAATATCAAGCATCAGGATATCTAGCATCGTCATTAGCATCACCAGTAATGAAACTTCCAGCAACAAGAGTTTCGGTTTTAACTCTTAAATTGCCGTGCATATCATTATAGGTTGTAACTCCAACCCAACCAGCATGAGCAGGTGCATACTTACGAGCATTACCAGTAGCAGCATTTGCAACTGTTTGTTCGGTAGTATCTACACCAAAAACCGCAGAGAATCTGTTTGATTTTGCATCTGGTGCAAAATATTGACCATCTTCAAGAGTATACTTTGGTTTTTGAGTTATAGTGTAAGCAACTCCAACAGTTGCTCCAAAACCAACGGTTCCTATTCCGGTGATGAATTGGGTTGAACCAATTGATAGTATAGTAGCAGAAGTTATTCCACTAATTACTGCTTGACCGTAAGTAGCTCCAATACCAATTACAAGAATATCTCCGGCAGAAATACCAGCAGTTACAAAAGTTGTACCACTACCGGTTACCGTTTCCGTAGCAAGATTGATTGTTATAGTTCCAGTCAGATTGCTTAAAGAATCTTTATTGCCCCAAAGAGCCATGTTTCTTACCCTATAATTTCTTTATATTGATATTTATAAAAAAAAGAGACCTTATAAAAAGATCTCACTTGTTTATGTTATTTATTTCAATCTTGTGGTTTAAAGAGTAATTCTTTAACGGTAACAAGAATAACATTATCAATACTATTGTCTGTAGTATTGACATATTTTTCAAGAAGATCAATTACAAGATTTTTGACTGATGGATGCGTTGCAATTTTAATTAACAGTGGTTTTACAACCGCTACAATAAAGTCCATAATGTCCTCCATGAGAAGAGTATCCTGGGTTATTTAGGAATTAACCAAGTCTACGTCTTCTATCTTCTTCCCTTTCACGTCTTTCCGCCGCCGCCGCTGCTGCTGCTTGCCTTTGTTTTCTTGCAGCAAGTCTATCTGCAGTTGTTTGTTCTGCTTTTTTAGGACGATCACTTTCAGGAACACCTCTTTCTGATTCATGTTGAGCAATTGTTTTGCCACTTCTAGTCATCATTCCTTCTTTATTTTGTGACTTTACAAACTCAACTGCACGATCGCGTGGTTTTCTTGGAGTTCCTTTTTCCTCTCTTCTTCTCTCATCAATAACCTCACCTTCTGGTTCATAATCCATATTAAGACCCATTGCCCTTAACTTATTTTTAAACAAACTAATTTTAGTTGGAATTGATCTTGAATCATCTACATCTTTTTCACCATTTTTAATCTTTGTTTCTTTTTCATCATCGCATCCACATTCAGTTCCTTCAGCAACTCTTTTCGCTACAGAAGTAGCAATAGCATAAGTTTTTGAAGTTTTTCCATACTTAGGTTTTAATTTTTTAACAATCTCTTCCTTTTTTCTTTTTTCCGCTGTCGTTAAAGTTTTTTCAGATAATATATTTAAAAATTCAGAATATGCATTTTCATGAACACCATCTTGAGGAGCTACTTTAATTCTAGATTTATTCGTTCCACGCATTACATCGTAAGTTTTTTTAGGTTTATTGTTTTTTTTTACTTCTCCAATAAATTCTTCTTTTACACTTGAAGTATCTTTGCCATCTGGGGTTCCACCTCTTCTTTTTTGAATTGCATTATGAACAACTCCACGATATTCTTTGGCAGAACTTTCTTTATTACCATCACCATCCCAATCTTTACCTGAAGTCGCTGCTGCAGTTTGTTCACCCTTTGATCTTTCACCTTCATATGGTTCACCATATTCAGTCATTTCAACTGATTCGATATTTGGATTTGCTCTTAATGCATTAATCTTTTCACGAGTGGCATATCTTACATAAGAAGTTCCATTCTTATCAGTTACTCTAACTTTATATTTTTTACTATTACTATTATATTTGTTTAAATGTGATGCCTCTTCCAAATCATCTTTAAGTTGATCATAATCAATTTGTTCAGATTTTGGTTCAACAAAAACATTATATAATGCTTTTGCAACTGATTTTGTTGCCAAACCAGAAACATCATTTAAATATGTTTCTTTTACAATACCTTCTTTACCAAACAACTTTTCTCTTACTTGAGTTTTTTCTTGTTCATTTAAAGAACTATTTTGCATATACTGAGAATACGCTGATCTTAATGGTATATTTTCTCTTCTTGCTCTATATCTAATATCATATACAGCTTGTCTTACCCTTTGTTCTGGTGATTTTTCACCATCTTTAGAATCACCACCAGAATCTCTTCTTTCTTGACCACCCTTTGATAAAGATGCCTGTGGAAATTTTCTTGCAGGTAAATCTTCAGCAATATGCTTTTTCATGAGAAAACTTTTTACTTTACTTTTTTCTATTTCTATTTATGAAATTCTTTATACTAGATACTCTCATTATCTCCATTGCATTCTTTCGGTATCCATCAGTTCCAACTAAAGTATTTCTTTTTCCAGGAAGTCTCATTTTTCTGGACATGTGCTTTTCAGTATATACCTCAGAAATATCTTTAATCCAAGATTTAAACATCATACCATCTTCAGTTACGCAAATTAAATAATTAGTTCCTCTACGAATGATCTTACCAGAAAGACCAGTATTTAAATTTTCAACAATAGTGCCTACTTTAAAAATATTTCCAGAAACATAATTTTCCCTCAAAGATTGTAAGTCAAATTTAGGGGCAATTTCCCAAAGATTATATCCTTCTTGCTGTATTTCTTCAATTCCCATTCCTTGACGAACTAAATCAAATAATTGAATAACTTCCTTTCTAGGAATTGAAGGTGGAGTTAAATTTCTAAAGGTAACAAAGTCCCCCTCTGCTGCAGCAAGTCTCATTCTTGAAGATGTTATTCCATCAACTTCTTTGCTATCAGCATCAATCTCACCTACAGGAAAAACTTCAATTCCATCAAATTGATATAATTGATTATTATAATTATTTGATAAATTTTCAAACTCCTTTACTCTAGTGCTCCCACAAACTATTCTTACACCAGCATACCCATCATTATGTGCTTTCTTAAGTGTATCAAAAATTGTAATCTGATTGGGATCATTTACAATTCTTTCACTATGATCTGGAAATAATTTTCTCATGAAAAATATTTTACTATCAGGATCTAGTGGATTTTTTTTAGGATCAAAACTTCTTGAAGGAACTATAACATAATCTCCACCTTCTTCAGCAGCAAATTGTGCCGCAGTATCCATGAGTTCTTGATGAGCAACTGTCGGTGGATTAAATCTACCAAAAACAATTGTTAAAGTTCCTTTTGTTTTTTCAACTGGAAGAAAACTTTGAGGCACTTGCTCCTGTGGAATTTCTTCTTGAGGAACTTGTTCTTGAGGAATCTGCTCCTGAGGACTTTGTTGAACTTGTTGAACTTGTTGTCCTATTGCAGGGTCATTATATGCAGAGGATGCGATTTGCTTCTCTCTTGGTGTCTGTGCTGGATCTTTTCCAGGTATATTTTGTCTTTTGTTAAAAAACTGCAGTCCACCATTAACAGTTTTTGCTTCAAATTCGCCAGTCGCTCTATTATACCAACCACCATGCCCATCACCAACTAAGGCTAATCTTTTTGCCTGTTGAGATGCAGCAGTTGCTTCCGTTATAAATTTTGAAAATAATTTCATTATTTTATATGAGTATTCTTCTACACACAATATAAAGTATTTAGTAATATGGAGATAAGGAGACTCGAACTCCTGACATCAGCCTTGCAAAGACCGCGCTCTACCAACTGAGCTATATCCCCTAAAAAAGAATTATATTACCTAATGGGCATTAAGTCAAATAATTCTGGATGAAGTTGTCCATATTTTCTTATTAGTTCCCCTGCTTTGGCATTTGCCTGATTTTCAATCGGACTTCCTGCATGAGAACTTTTACGATCTAAACCTTTCTCCATATGTTGTTTATAGTGAACATATTCATGAGCAAGGGTTCGCATAATGTCCATTGGATGCCGATTAATAACACTTAAATGAATCACATTTTTATTTGATATTTCACCAAATGCAGAAATGTGTTTTGCAAAATCGGCATCATCTATAAGAATGACTGGAATATCGTAGGGTAAACGAAGTTCTCTTTTGAGAAAGACTTTAAAATTTTTAAGAATTAAATCAAATTGAATCCTTGTCGTCGGTCTTCCTTTTCTTTTTCCAATCAAAGACATTTTTTTAAATATTTATTCTGCGTTAAGAATTGATTCAATCTTATCATCAAGGTCATAAATTACATTACGAATATCAGAGATACGAGGAGGTACACTCACTTCATCATAAGTATAACCTTTTTGCGATTCAAAGAGAATTTGACGAACTGCAGCAGCAGAACGAACATCCATCTTAATTGTTACTTGTTTTTCTTTAGTCATCGGTCATCAGCAGCACGGTTTTCGGAGAAGTAAACATCAAAAGCACCTTCAGGATAACGCTTAAGAAGTTTTTGAACATTGCGAGCAACCACATCATCAAGTGTAGTATCCAGTGCCATACAAGCTTGTGCAACATACCACATAATGTCACCGAGTTCAATAATTAGGTGTTCACGGTTGTCCTCATTATAAGGTTTGCCCTGAAACACCATCTTCTTTACAATTTCCATAAACTCACCACCTTCGGCATTAATACCAACAGCAGCAGTCAGAAGACGTTCAATATTCGCACCTTTCTCATCAAGAGCAACTAGGCGGTCAGAAAGAGCAAGAAAGTCTTTAGATGCATCAGAAGTCACTGCATCTACAAACTCAGCATACTTATCAAAATTAACGTGTTTAGCAGTTTCCATTAAAATTTAAATCCTTCAAACGACTTTTTAGGTTTTTTATCTTCATTATCATTATACTGGTCTTCGTTTCCAGAGTCAAGTATATCTTTTTGTGCTGTCTGTTCGCAATCGTACAGTCTCATTTTAGCACGGTCAATACCCACAATAAAACGTTTGTAGATTGTGGGATCATTATAACGATTCTTCAATTGTTTCACCATAATCTGACCGAGTTGCTCCAACTCTTCAGTGCTAATCAGAGCAAACATAAGGTCAGCAGTAGCAGGTAAACCAAATGATTCGGAGGTATCGGTCAATTCCACATCAGAAGACCCAAAACCACTTCGAGTAGTTTGTGTCGCACTGACAATTGGCACATTGAATTCTACTGCCAGACCACGAAGTTCTTCAGCAATTGCTTTGATATATGAATATGAATTGACAGAAGTATTTGCCTTATGTCTACTAGAAGCACAAATATTAAGATAATCAATGAAAATAATATCAGGTCTAAATGACTTCTTGAGAGAAAGTTCATTAAGAAGTGCCTTAAAGTGTCCTGAATGTGCAGAAGCAGTTGGATATTCTTTGATGACCAAAGAACCTTGTGTCTTCTTTGCAATACTATTTACTTTGTTTTCAAACGTTGAGCGTGGGAGATCAACCAGTTGCTGAATCGGTACATTGAGAAGGTTCGCATCAATTCTTTCCGCAATTCGCTCTTCCGCCATTTCAAGAGTGATATAGAGAACGTTCCTGCCTTGCAATAGGACGGAAGAAGCAACATGGCACATAAAGAGACTTTTTCCGACACCCGTACCAGCAAGAGCGATATTGAGAGTCTTATTAGGTAAACCACCTTTTGTGATTTTGTTGAAATAGTCAAGATCAAATTCAATCTTGTCTTCTTTTCTGTGATAAAACTCATAACGCTCTTCATAATTTTGTAAGTAATCGTGACCAATATTATTATCAAAACTTACAGCAAGAGCATCAGATAGAATACTAGGAATCGCATCACGATTCTTCTTTTCATTATTTCCATCGGCAATATGAATCGATTCCATAAGTGCCAAATAGATGGCACGGTCACGACACCACTTTTCAGTAGTATCAAGTAACCATTGCTTTTCTACAGGTGAATCATTCAGAGACTTATTGATTTCTCTGACTTCTTTTACTTGCTCTTCAGTTAAGTCTGTACGATTTTCTACCTCAATATTGAGTGCTTCGATGGTGATTGCTGAACCATATTTGACAATGAATTGAACAATCTCCTCAAAAATGACCTTCTCGGATTTGCTCTCAAAATAATCTGGTTGTATGAAAGGAATGACTTTGCGGGAATAATCTTCATTGTATATTAAGTTTCTGAGAATTGTAGTCTCAATTCGTTCCATAAGAGAATTGTTGTTTCGCGGCAGCATCAAGTTGCTGCATTACTTCTTCGGTAAAATATACTTCAGGTTCTTTCAGAATCTGTTTGGCATAAATCTTCTTACCATCAATCTCATATCGCCCTGCGACATTTTTCCACATTCCTGCTTCTTCACCAAGTTCAAGAAGACCATAGTATCGGTCTAGACCTCGCTCATCGTAATACAGACGAACTTCAACCTCTTGATTTTCTTTACTCAAACGGGACTTGGCAGTTTTTGCCTTGATAATGTTCCCAACAACTTCTGTGCCATCTTTTTCCTTTTTCTTGGAGAGATAGATAATCGTAGATGCAGCATACTTAAGTCCACTACCACCACCCATTTCCTTTGTAGGCACATAAGCACCAATCACATCATAAGTATGGTTGGTGACAATCATAGGAATATTTGCCTGCCCCAGTTTCAGGGTAAGCATACGAAAAGCACCCTTTACAAGTTGCGATTTAGTCATATCACGAACTTGTTTGTCGTTTAGTGCATCAGTAATTTCCTTTTCTGTTGAAAGCATACCCAGAGAGTCTAGCACAAACATACAGGGTTTGCGTTCTTCTACTGGTTTTTTCATATAAAGATCTACTGCTTTGAGTGCCTTTCCACGAAACTCTTCAATCGTCACTACATTTACAACTACAAGTCGTTGTGTATCAATACCTCGACTTTCTAGAAGAGATTTAGTGATAGCAGCCTCAGTGTCAAAGTAGAGACAGTAACCATCGGAATTAGTATCAAGAAAGTTCTTAACCACTGCGAGAGAGAAAAAAGTCTTTCCAGTAGAAGACTCTCCAGCAATAGCAGTAATCTTATTCCCAGATACACCACCAAATATACTACCTGAAACCAGTGCATTAAAAATGTATGAGCCCGTATCAACATAAGTTTCTGTCTCGTCTATGTCTGATGCTAATTTAGTATAGTCATCACCAATTTCTTTTACAATATCTTTAAGAAAGTCCATCATTTTTTTTCCTTATTCAAGTAATTTAATTTATATGACCAAAGTTTAGCGTGTAAACTAGGATTAGAATTCTTTAATAATAAAATAATTAATTCCAATTCTTGATCATTTATGGGAAGTTTTATCATGCTACCATCCCATATTCTTCACGGAGAATTTTTTTATAGGGTAAATTTTGCTCCCTAAGTTCTTTTACAAGTTTAAGTTTTTGATAAAGTGCAGTATCTCCTCCCAGATACATAGCATTCACAATTGTCTTCAGTTCTTCGTCGTTAATAGGTAAATCCATTATGAAAAAAATGATTCAAGGTTTACAGTATGGTGAGTTTTCCATCCAATAGCATCAAGGATAGATTTCAAAGGTTCTACAAAACTCTTTTCAAATTGTAATTCATAGTCAATGTATTTGTCAAGACCAAGTTCTTTTGGAAAATCTTGAATGAATGAAATGATATTCTCTTGAATGATATTTGGTTTTTTTAAGTATAGAAATTTAATTTTTTCCCCATTACCAATCAGTGAATACTTATTAGTCAGTTTTTTATCCTTCACATAATGATTAAAAAGTAATGCTCCACGAATATGAATGGGAGTTTTAGGAGAATATATGCTAGAAGGGGAATAATACTTACGCACATCAGAAGCAGTTCTTGGAAAAGCAATTTGCTCTGGTGGAAGTTTTTTGAATTCTGTCCGACATTTATCAATGAAGTTAATTACATCTTCCTCAGTGCTACTCATCATCAACTTCAAACCATCTTTAATCATTTGACGGCAAGGTGCTGGAGTAGAAGATTTAACTGCTTCAATACCCATCATTTTTAGTTTAGGTTCTTCATATCGAACACCCTCACTGTCCCATACATTGAGAATGTATCGTTTCTTAGCAGTCCAGATTCCACGCTCAGCAATATTCTCACGCTTCATCTGCATCTTTTGATCATAGGCATTTACATACTCAGCCAATTCTTTGTAGCAACCTTCAATATACTTTTCAAGTTCCACCTTACAGACCTTATCAAGGAACGAAACAATGCCTTCAGTAGTTTTCTCTCTTCCTTTGTATATACATTCAACCAAAGGGCCCATATTAAGATAAACAGAATCAGTATCTGAAGCAATAACATAATCTTCACTATCCGTTTTTAGAATTTTGTTAAGATATTGATTGAGTTTATTTTCAATCCAGCGGATTGCAACCTGTCCTGAAAGTGTAATTGCTTCAGCATTTGCTAATTTGTAATAACGAAAATACTGATTACCAATGGCACCATAAGCAGAGTTAAGTTGAATCTTTCTTGCCATCTGAATATTATTACATCTGGCAATCTCTTTTTCTAATTCCTTAGTTTTTTTCTTTTCATATTCTTGCTTAGCAGCAAGCATTTTCTTTTTGTAAATCGTGCGATCTTTGTAGATCTTATCCATCAGTTCTGGAAGAAATCCACGCACATCTTTGCGATACATTGCCCCATTAGCACAGACAGCATAATCTTTATAAAGTTCAAACGTAATTTCTTGATTGAGAATTTTATCAACAGTTACTGTTGGATGTTTTTCCTCAACAAGAGTTTCTGGACTTACATTAAACTGCATAATCAAATGAGGATATAGAGAGTTTAAGTCAAAGTTGACAACCCAATCATACATTCCAGGTACAGGTTCTTTAACATAAGCACCTGCATATTTTGAATCCTTTTCAGACTTTTCTTTGGGAGGAATTACAATATTTTTCTTCTTAAGATAATTGTAAATGATAGTGTCCCACATCCTAACCTGAGAAAATACATCAGCATAGTTTGCCTTAGCATCATATGCCATTGTAATTGCCAACTCAATGAGTTTCATCTTGTCTTCCAAACGGTCAACAAGTTCCACGTCAATGATGTTGTATTCTACAAACTTTTGCCAACCCTTAGTATAGAAATCTTTAAAAGTATCAAACTCAGAGTGGTCTAGTTTTTTCTGCCCCAACTCTACACTTGCGATATAATCAAGTCTATAAGATTCTTGTGCCTTATAGGTGAATTTCTTGTAAAGATTCAGATAATCAAGTTGAGTAATACCACCCACATCATATGAAATGTGTTTGCGTCCAGCAATATATGTTTCCCTTTCAGTCACAAGACCCCAAGGAGACAAACGCTTCATCAACTTTTCACCAAGAATCCTATCAATTCTACGCACAAGATATGGAATATCGTAAAGTTCACTATTCCATCCAGTCACAACCTCTGGAGTATTTGTTTCAATCATCCACCAATTAATAAAGTCATCTAACAATTCACGCTCAGTTCTAAAACCTTTATAGATGACATTATCTTGTTTATTTGTGAATGAACCTTTACCCCAAGTGCGAATTTGTTTTGTCGAATAATCCTGAATAGTAATCAACAATACTTCTTCTGCCGCAGACTCTACATCAGGAAATCCATTTTCAGATGCAACCTCAATATCCAAAGTTGTAATTTTAACTTTGTTAGTATCAAATTTGATTTCTTCTTCTGGATAGTTTTCTGAAATATATTGATAGATATATCCAGTGTTTCCGTAGATCTTAAAGTTTTCTACATCTTCATATTTTTTAATGAATTCACGACAATCTTTAACAGATCCTGGTTGTACTGCTTCAACATATTCACCTTCCAAAGTCTGATATTTAGTTTTTTTATTAGAAGGGACAAAAAGAGTCGGGTTAAACTTCTCCTTAGTCATAAAATGGTGACCATTTTCATAACCACGGATCAGGAAGTTATCCCCGACCATTTGCACATTTGTGTAAAATCTCATTATTCAATAAATTCAAGATACTTTTGAACAACTTCAGGTGTTGGATCAGCAATAGTTAATATATCTTCAGATCTAATCATAAGTTCTGTTTGATTAGTCGCTTCAATCCATCTTTCCAAATAAAAAGTA